CAGGAGGAGCAGCGATGAATGCTATGATGAAGCACGTAGTTGCTGCGAGTAAGCATGGAATCATTAAGACTCCGAACCAACCGACATAGATTCTATTCTCGGTTGAAGTAACCCACTCACAGAACTGAGGCCATCCAGCTAATAGACCGCTATCTCTTTTTGAAAGAGTTGTCATTTAGATGATTGCGTTTTGAGAGAGGTATGAAAAGACATTGTAACCCCTTGGTCTTGGTTTGGGGGAGTAAAGGATGAGGAAATCCTCATCGATCTATTTATCATAACAAAACTTCACAATTTTGTCAAGAGACCCATGTAGATTTTGCTACCCATTCCTTCTCATTTGATTCTTTCTTCGTACAATGTGCTGTGATTTGATGGTCAGTCACTGCTTGTAGCATGATGTTACCAGCAATGATTATTCTATTACCTTCAACATTAATAGGGTCAGCACCATGCATTACCCATGCTGGCCATACATTTATATCTCCACTGCTCTGATGCTCTGGATATATCTTTGTACCTTTATCAGATTCAAAGTAAAAAGGATTCTGATCTACAGATTGTATTACATGACACCATGATAGTATCTCATCTCCAGAAAAATGAGCATGATTAGAATGACCTGGTGTTCTCTTAGTATATCCCTGCAACCATAAGTTAAATTGATATGCACATCTATCTTGCATACCCATCACCCTCATTATCTGTTCCATCTTACTTCTATAGTATGGTACTAACAGACCAAGTACCTCAGTCTCATCATCATCGTGAGGACGTGGACCATAGGTAGTGTATAACTCCAATGGATTCTCATTGAGTTTCCTACTAACAACCTTCTTGAGTTTCCCCAATACATCATCAGGGAGATTCTCATTCTGACTCCATATAATCATCGTTTAATCCACCTTGGAAAATAAAATATTAAAAAAGAAGCACCCCAAAAGGTGCCTAACGCTGCTACATGCAGCAATCTATTAGAGTTAACTATTAACCCAAGTGTTACAAGTCCCATCCAAGCATAATCTAATGTGCCGTGGAATCTATACCATACATTAGCAGTATACTTTTCAATAAACTTATCTCTTTGCTTTGCAAACCACGGTGACACGTGTCGCATCATAACAAATCCTTCATTGAAGAACATAATAAAGAATCCAATCCAGAAAATCATAATAATTTAAGTAACGTTAATGTCTTTCCTGCCAATTCTCAGATCCTCCACCTTTCCAAGGTGAATGTTTCTCTACTGCTAACCTATACATCTTCTCATGCATAGTAATATCTTCTGCTATCTCTTCTTCAGGTCTTGGATTTTCGTTAGGGTCTCTCGCTATTGGCATAATATCATGGGGGTGAGGTACATCATCAAACCACTCATCGAGTGGTAGTCTGTGTAACGGTTGTTTCATCCTTTGTATTTGCGTACGGTTCCTTTCAAACCTGCTTCTTTAAGATACTTTCTTGCTTCTTTCTGTGCATCAAAAACTTTTGCCCATGAAGGCTGCTCTGACCAACTGGTATGTGAAACAAGGTATTCAATCTCGCCATCAACCTTACGGGTTGCTATCCAACGAGAATTATTATTAGGATCTATAGCCATGATAAAAAATTTAAACTAAATTTATTTATTAAAGTAGGTCTCGTAGTACTTTACCAAACCAAAGGTAACGTTAAATTTACTAGCCCACTCTTCGGCACATGCTTCTGCATTCTTACCAGAGTAACCGAACTGATTTAAAATTTTAAGTGCTTCTCTTGTGTCCATGTGCTATACCTAATTCATGCATCCTTGCGTGTTCTGCTATAGGATCTCTAACATCCTTTGCACCTGGTCCAAAGGTGTACCATACACCTACACCAACCAAGGTTAAAAGAATTCCTATCATTAGAAAAACTAAAATCATATGAGACCTACCGATCCTGCAGTGAAACCCACTGCACAGAAGAAAGCAAATTCATATAGTGCGTAGTAAGGACTACTGAAGAAAGTATTGACCGACATTGGTGTAAGAAAAGACTGCTAAGGTTGCTGCAAAAACTATAAAAGGCATTATGCTCCTGAGGGTACTGTAACTGGTTGTGCAATTCTAACTCCTTTACCGCCTTGGAAATCATCATCGTCGTCATCATTAAAGGCACGTAAAAGTAGTTCTATCAACACTAAAGCAGCCATCGGGTAAAATACCCAAAGGACTGCTACTAGTGGTGAGATTGTATCTGAGGCGGCTACAAAGTCGCTCATTGGATTGTGTTGTTATGTTAACTTATGAGTAGTTATTTATACTTAACTAAAGTACTGGAGTTTAGTATAGATTGCTATACCTGCCCAGAACAACATCATAGATGCTCTTCCATTTGCTCTCCAGAATAGATCTAAAGTACCATTCATTAGAATATACCTGGAATGATTTGACCTGTGGTGATGTAAGCACCTGTTGCTGCAACGAATCCTATCATTGCCATCCAACCGTTAAACTTTTCTGCTTCGGGTGTCATTTGTTTTCTCCTTTTTAGATTTGAGGGTTAAAAGTGACTCGCTATGCGAGTGGTGTAAAGACCTTTAGTCTTAAAATATGCCAGGTATAACTGATCCAAAGAGGATATAGTTATGTACCAGTGCAAAGAATCCAATCATCGCTAGGCGACCATTAGTAGACTCTGCTTCTTTCCAGTAGTCATGATCGTGATCTACTTGAATCTGAGGTTCATGAGCAAACATGTTCTGCTTGCCATACTCAGTAGTAGTATAACGATTCATACTGTTTGATGAAGTTGTCATTCGTTTGTTAAGAAACGTAACATAATTATATAGCAAATCTAAAATTCTGTCAAGGTACAAATACCTATTGTTAGGGCTTGACAGGTACACCAAACGGGTTGATCACTACGTTTCCTGAAACGGAAACCCGTACTCCATCATTTAATTTTGGATAAACTGTGTGCAATAACTTGGATGGAAATATTAGGATATGCTGATTTGAATTCTCATTTATGTAAACTGGTGACACCTGTGCTTCATTAACAAACACAAAAGGTGCATCGTTCTCTACAACATCAAGGTATACAGAGAATGAGTATAAAGAAAACGAATGTGTATGTAACTGATGCTGATCTCCTTTACGCATCTTGTTAGCCCACATCTTTACAACTTGTAGTTTCGTTTCATCAATACCATACACTCCCATCTCTGCCTTGTGTAGCATGAAATTATTATGAATTGCCTGTCTAACATACTCATCAAACAATGGAGGTATGTCCATAACATACTCTGCATTCTCACGATCAGTAGTGTTGATAGAATAATTTGGGTGATCTCCTAAAGGTCTACCCTTTTCAAAAGCAGCATCAGCGTACTCTTTTAATTGTTTAAAGGGTGCTTCATGTACCTTAGCACAAAGCATCTTCTGTTCAACTAACCATTCCATAGTAGAAAGGGGTGCTCATGGCACCCCTGATATTTGATTTCTGTCGGGCTTAAAGCCATGGAGTTTAGAGTCTATTGGTGAAGACTATAGGACTATCTTAGCATCATCCTCAGAATCAGGTACATTAAAAGTTATTGGTTGGGAAGAATCAAATGCCAGATTGTTAGTATCGAAACTAACATCACCAGTAGGTACTGTTATATTATAGTCTGGATCATAAGTTCCATCTGGGAACTGTATATTAATAGGATCTTCACCAAGGAAAGGTCTTCCATCTTTAGGTAATGCTTCCTTTATCTTCTTAAGTCCTTGATAATAAACAAACAAAAGATTAAGATCATTATCATTTAAAGAATCTTTCGCATGTGCTGTATCAAATGCTTCTCTGGCAGCATTAACTGCTGCATCTAATTTTGTATGTAGTCCACAACTCATTGGGGTTCCTCATCTATGGGTAAATTATAGCACCAAGATGGCAGAGTGTCAATCCTGTGTACCAGTTCTAAAATAGTCCTTCCTCATATACCTGCCCAGTATATTACTATTGTAATACGCTGGAGTACCATCAGAGTTCTCTTCAGTCAGTACATTATGTATGAATAACTGTCGAGTCTCCTCATAGTTTACCTTACCTGCTGTCTTATGTAAACTTATTATTTCCCTACGGAAGGCTTGGTTCCCCAGAAGTTTCCTGTCTTCTGTAAGTTCCTTAGAACTTCCGTAGTATGCCTTCCAGTTACTTTCACTCGTCCGTTTGCGTCTGCTATTTCCAGACTTTCTACGTTGTGTGAAGTACTTCCTCCCGATATATTGTTTACCCGATTGGAGATTTGTAATCCTGTAGACAAAACCGAAGAACTCGCCAATATCAGCAGAAGTGAAAGTTGTACCTTCGTATGTCCAGGGGTTGTCATAATCTCTTGTATTATCTTTTTCATTAGTCGCATTCTCCGTCTTCATCATTAATTTGGGCATAGGATTTTATTCCATCACCACTATCTATACGATAAGCGTTAACATCAGAATATACCTCAGCTTTTAACTCTGCTAATGCCCTTTCTATATCCGTTATTAATACTTTTAAATTTGTTTTACTCATTGATAATATTCTTCTAGTATATCCAACGATCTGTTTAGGTACTTGTCTGCACCTATGCATTCCCACTCACCCATTTCATTACGATCACATTTATCTTTAAGCTCAACCTTAAGCTTCATAAGTTTAGCAGTCATCTCTACTTTGGATAAGCGTCCGTTCATGGTAGCCTCTTTTGTAATTGTGTCCAATCATTATCGAATTTTTCAAGACCCGAATCAGTTAAGCAGTGGTCATACATTTTATTAAATATATCCCAAGGCAGAGTACAGATATCAGCCCCCACTCGAAAACACTTTGCGACTTGAATTGGGTCTCTAATTGAAGCAGCAAGTATTTCAGTCTCACGATTGTGTGTTGTAAATACATCAGAAATTTCCTCCACTACGTCAATACCATCCCAGTATTGATCGTTTAATCTACCTATAAAAGGTGACACATATTTTGCACCTGCCTTAGATGCAAGTATAGCTTGGTTAGCAGAGAATACTAATGTAACATTAACAGGTACATCATCCTCTGACAAATCTTTACATGCTTTAAGACCTGTTCTTGTACAAGGTACTTTAATAGTAATGTTAGCACCTAACTCAAGATAAGTATCAGCCATGGCTAGCATGTCTTCTACTGTTTCACCTACTACTTCTGCCGATATCGAAGCATGGAATGGAAATATATCTGATATTTCTTTTATAACTTCCAATGGGTTATGTCCATTCTTTAGCATCAACGAGGGGTTAGTTGTTACACCGTCGATTAACCCTGTAGAAAAAGATTGTTTTATTAGATCGACATCAGAGCAGTCTAAAAATATTTTCATGACAGTCTCATTTTGTTATTCATTATTTATAATTATACCATAAAAAAAGAGACCCTGCAATGGGTCTCTTCGTAAGTTATGTCACGGTTTATGAACCTTATGCTCTAACATACTTCTTGCGGTAATTCATACCTCTGTACATTAGTTCATGGTTCCTTTCCTGTGCTGCTTCCTGCAGTACCTGCTTACGATACTCTTCAGTATCGTACTTTGTTCCTCTATATGTGACTTGTGCCATTGTTCTAACTCCTAAAGTAGTTGGATTTTTAGCCCGTTCCTTTAGTCGTTTGCGTCCCAACATTCCTTTGTCTCTTCCTTAATGACCTGAATCATTTCAGATCTAACATCTTCCTCAACATTATATGAATTCATCTTATCGATGAGAACATTAGCATCGGAACAAGTAAAAGAAGTGGCAATTAAAAATGGAATCATGGGATGAACGTTCCGTTCCGCGACTTACTTGCAACCCCGAAGGGTCGAACGTATTGGTAGCATGCTACCTTCGTTACTATTTATATCACGAATCCCTCATAAAAGGGTTCATAATGTAACAATATGTGTGTGGTGTGGTGGGAGGTTGGATTTATGTGTACCAACAAGTAAGGGGCATTGCTACATGAGTAGATTTTTACCTTACTATCTGCGTCCCGTCTGGTATGATCGGTTCTGGTTCTAACCCCTCGGCAGGTCCAGCGGCCACCACGCCTGACGCATCACCTTAACTAGCCTTATGCCAGCAAGTTTATTCAGTCACTCCCTGCTGAGAACCGTCGCTCTCAACATCTGTATTATAACCCTCCTGCATCATCTTGTCAAGCTCTTTTGATTTTTTCTTTTCCATCTCCCAAACCGCAGCAGCAATCTGACCAGGTACTAAGTCTTGACCAGTACTAGCCAGCAACTCATCCCACTGTTCTTCTGCTGATTTTTTTATAGCATTTTTCATATCTTCTAAGTCCCACTGTATCTCATCAGAGTTTGAATCCTGCGAATGATTTTTCTGTGACATCTTGTTTGATTCCTCCAACGACATAGCTTTCGATCTCCGTTTCTTGTGGTGCGTTTTGTTGACCCTTACTATTGAGCCAGTGTTCTGTCCAAGGTAATGGATTATTTCTAAGAGGTTGATCGTAGATAGGTTTGATACCTACTGCTTTCATCCTCCTATTAGCTATCCATTCCACATAGTTATGTAACAATCTGTCATTAAGACCAATCATACTACCACCTTTGAACAGATAATTAGCCCACTCCTTCTCTTCATTAACAGTAGTTCTAAACATTTCTGTAACAGTTTCTTTCTCTTGCTCTACTATCTCTTGCATCTCAGGGTCATCACCATTAGCCCAGTTCTTTAATATCTGTTGTGTTATTACTAAGTGTTGCGATTCATCTCTCGCAATGAGCGATAAGATCTTTGCACTTCCCTCCATGAGTTTGTTTTCACCGAAGGCAAAAGAGCAAGCAAAGCTAACGTAAAAACGTATACCTTCGAGTATATTGACATTTGCGACAGCTCTGTAGAGAGATCGCTTGAGGTCTCTTCTTGTCCATTCTGCATTGATATGTTCCTTCCAATCTGGTTTCCAATTATTACTCTGTCCATAATCCTGAGCATACTT